CGCGGATGTCTCAGTATGCGAGGAACAATCCGGCGAGTTTTTTCATTTTTGCGGATGTGCCCGAAAAGGACATCAATGGAAACATACTGAAGGACGCGGATGGTAATCCGATCTTACGCCGGCAAATGATTGACATCAATTGGAGCACGTTTGAGCGTTACGGCTACCTGGTAAAGAAATTGTCATATGACCGCAAGGGGCGTCCGGTGTTTGAGTTTTACGACGCACAGCGAGCACTGGAAACACTCGGAAAATATGCGAAATTAGATACTGAGCTATCAAAAGCAGATGTCCAATCCGTCGAGGATCTATCGGCGATCGCCGACCTGATTAGAAATGCGAGTGATGATGGCGATGCTTGAACGCACAATTCCCTTTGCGCCGTTGTCGAATAAACACGCTGAGTATATTCGTGGTGGGTTGGATTCCAGGATCAGCGTGGCGGAAGGCGCAATACGATCGGGAAAAACTTTGAATCACTGTATCATCGCAGCGGCAAGGCTTGAGATCTGCAGAGACAAGATCCACCTTGCCAGTGGGTCAACGATGGCAAATGCAAAACTGAACATCGGCGTCTGCAATGGATTTGGGCTTGAGGCGTTGTTTCGAGGTCGTTGCCGTTGGGGTAAGTTCCGGGATAACGAAGCGTTGTACATTCAAACACAGACCGGGGAGAAGATCGTCATCTTTGCCGGCGGCGGAAAAGCGGACAGCTATAAGCGGATCCTTGGCAACTCGTATGGGATTTGGATTGCTACTGAGATCAACGAACACTACGATTGCCCTGACAGCCGGACGAGTTTTATCAAAGTGGCCATGGGTCGACAGGCCGCGGCACTGGATCCCCTGATCCTTTGGGACCTGAACCCCTGCAATCCCAATCACTCGATCTACGCTGACTACATTGACTTATACCGAGAGCAAAAGCTACCAGGCTATCAATATCAACACTTCACGTTGGAAGACAATCTCAGCATTACTGAGGAGCGAAGGGACGAAATTAAAGCTCAGTATAATCCCGAGTCCGTTTGGTACAGGCGCGATATTTTGGGGCAACGTGTAATTGCTGAGGGGTTGATATTCAGACAATTCGCAGACAATCCCGACAAGTGGATCGTGAAAAAAGCACCCGAGGATCTACAGTTCGTTACCTACGGATTGGACTTTGGGGAAAATCACTCCCACACGGTCTTTGTTGCCACTGGGATACGTCGTGGCGGGCGCGGGGTCGTTGCTCTGATGGAACATAAGTTGAAGAGCAAAGGCGTGGATCCAAGTAGGATAGAGTCAGAATTCATTGACTTTGTAATCAAGGCAATGCAGAAATACCCCGGTCCACGTCATACCTATGCATTTTGTGATCACCCGGAGACGATCGTCAACGGAATTGCGAAGGCGCTGTATCAGAAAAAACTGCCAATTCAGGCGGTCATGGCACAAAAAGAGGAAATCCGCACACGGATCTACGCACAAGAAAAGCTATTGAACCGCGAGCAGATGCAGATTATGGAAGAATGCCGGGGATTGATCTACTCACTCAGTAATCAAGCCTGGGATCCGGCAAAACAAGAGGATACGCGTTTGGATAATGACCCGGACGTTGCTGATGTGGCTGATGCCTGGGAATACTCCTGGGAAGCCTTTATTGATGAGATTGGAGTACGGTAATGGATCAGAAAAAAGTTATTGAAGTGATCAAACAGCTAACCGGACGAAACATAACCGTTAGTTCGATGTACGAAAAGATCAACACCTGGCGGGATTGGCTGAATGGTGAAATTGACGGGTTCTATGAGTACACAATGAGCGTCGACCTGGTAAGCAACCGGACTGCGAAAATGAAACGTCATCGGACGGACATGTTCAAACGCGCCTGCGAGGATTGGGCTTCATTGTTACTCAATGAGCTAACTGTGTTTGAGCTTGACAATAAAGCAAGCGGAGAATGGCTCCAGGGCGATGATGGCAATGGTGGAATACTGGGAGACAATGACTTCCGGAGAAACGCAAACGAACTGATCATGGTATCCAGATGGGCTGGGACCGCGGCATTGGAGGCATACGTTGAGGGTGGTACGGTGGTTGCTGACAGTGGCCAACTACTGAGCGGCAAAGACATCGGTATCAATTATCTATCCGGCGATCAGATTATTCCCATTAGTCACCGCAATGGCATCATCAAAGAAGTGGCATTCGTCTCCGAGAAAAGTATCGGTGATGGGAAAAAGAACTACGATGTGAGTATGCATCTGTTGGAAAACGAGTTGTATACAATCAGTTACTTCACGATCGATGAAAACGGCAAGGTAATTGGTCAACCTGTCGTTGTTCGCACTGGGAGTCCGATTCCGTGGTTCTCAGTAATCAGAAAAGCCGGCTACAACCGTTATGACCCGGCGGGTCCATTTGGGTGCGGCATCCTTGACGGCAATGAGGATATTCTCAAGGGGCTTGATACTGCCTTCGATAACTTCATTGTTGACTTCACATTGGGCCGCAAAATGGTATTCATGAACAGCACTTTGTTTACCCAGGATGATGAGGGGCGGTTCATTGCACCTCAGATGATGGGGGATTCGCTGTTTATCAATGTGGGAAATCGGCTCAAGTCTGAGAAATCGCTGTTGGAAGAATACAACCCGCAGTTACGAGTCCAAGAGAATGCGGACGGCGTCCAACGGATGTTGGATATTTTCTCGTTCAAGATCGGGCTCGGTAAGGGATTCTACAAACTCGATGAAGATGGCATGGTGAAGACTGCGACGGAATACACGGGATCAAAACAGGGCTTAGTCCGCAATGTGGCCCGTGAAATGATCGGTATTGAAGCAGCTTTGAAACAGCTGATAGAAGCGGTGTTATGGATTGGGGAGAATATTCTTCACATTCCGGGCGTCAAGTACGAGGAAGACGTGCGGGTGGTCGCGGACGATTCCTACATCACAGATGAATATACTGAGCGCAAAGTGTGGCAGGAAGAAGTTGCCCATGGGTTGAGGTCGAAGGCTGAATACCGTAAACGTTTTATGGGTGAATCGGATATAGAAGCAGCAAAGGCTATCCAGGCAATGAGAGAAGAAACACCGATGCTAACTAATCTGTTGGAAGAGCCTACTGAGTAAGGATGTTTTCGTTATTTCACCTCGACGATCTCGCAAAGGAAGCCTCCAAGGGTATCGCCCGGCTAAATTCCGATATTCTGAGGGCGTTGGGTAAACGGATTGCATTAGCGCAAAAGGGCGGATTTGACCGCATTTTATTGCTTACAGAGGCAGACAAGGAAGCCGACGCCCTGTATATGGCGATATTACGGGAATTAGACCGGTCAACCGCTACGGCTGGGGAAGTGTTTTCACAGGCAGCGAGGTTGTTTTATGAGAGTATGAACAAATACTATGCTGCCAAGGGGCTTACTCAGATCCCGATTGAACAGCAAAGAGCGATTGTTAACTTCGTGAACGCGACCGCGAGTAATACGAAAAATACCTTCATGAACCTCAGTAATACGACTGCTATTGGATTCAGAGTTATGGACCTGGACGGAACTGTAAAATATAACGGCTTCAAAACCCATTACCACAACCTGGTTGATCAAGCGATCACGGAGGTAGCAACAGGTAACAGAGATTATTCAAGTGCAATAAGAAGTGCTCTCAAACAAACTGCCGACAGTGGGATCAGGGTACTTGATTACCAAAGTGGATATTCACGGCGATTAGATTCAGCGATAAGACAGAACGTTTTGGACGGAGTAAAAGACATCGCTCACGAAGTTTCAATGCGCACGGGTGAGGAATTTGGCGCGGATGGGGTTGAAATTGACGCTCACAATTATTGCGCGCCGGATCATCTTCCATACCAGGGAAGGCAATTTACAAACAAGGAATTTGAGGATATTCAGAATAGCTTGCCGCGACAGTTTGAAATGTGGAACTGCCGACATACAGTTCACGCAATTATATTAGGCCTCAGTGAACCTCTTTATACTGAGGATGAACGACAAGCGATGAAAGCGCAATCGACCGAGAAGATCGAATTTGAGGGTAAGGAATACACACGTTACGAAGCCACCCAGCTGCAGAGACGTATTGAGACCTCAGTAAGGCAAAGTAAGGA